TGTTGGTAAAATTCTTCCATTTCTTTCTGTTTACAAAACTCTTCACCACCATTTTTCTCCATTATAGTAGTATAATTGTGTTTCATGCGATGTAATAACATATCATCCAATGGAAGAGCATCAGCCATTTTTATGGTATCATTGTACATTACTGTAAGATATGTTTGTAATACTTCATGCATGGAAGTACCAAACATAGTATGAATACTATCTGTAAACTGTCTTTTCTTATCAATGTAATTTAACTTCCATTTATGAGGACATGCATCCCATTGACTATACTGACTATAACTTATTCTTTTCATTAATCCATCCACCTTCCGTGTTTTATTAGATGCCAGAATCTATGTTTGAACATCTCCCAAACTAAACCAAATAATGAGTCTGATTCATAATAACCCACTTTACAATCATATCTGTACATTACTTACCCCACTTACCATTCTTTACGATTGTAGCCATAATACCATAGTTACTCACATCAAGATAAGCATCTTCCATTGGTTCATCTACAGCTGATTCTCTTTTACTCATCAACATATTTTTTAATCTCTGTATCTTATCATTCATACGAAACCATAAACCAGTAAGAGATAGGTGTACTTCGTCATCAGTTTGTAACATAGTACCAACTGATATATTGCCAGGGCCATAATCATGTTGTTTATGTAGAAACAATTCATATTGTTCTCGTTGAATCTTCTTGAACTCTTTAGTCATCTCTGGCCATTCTTTTTCCATTTGAGATATAATGTTATCAGTTGATGGTTTTGAATGTGGTGTATCTTTTATAACCTTCATATACTTCTCCTAATTCATACTTGAATATACAACATTTTTTGCATATAAGTCAAGGCTTTTTTTATAAATTTCCTGCAGGTGAACTACCCACCACATGCAATCCAGCTTGTTTTAGTTTCTTTTCCTCAACACCCCATTTACGACATATTTCTCCCAACTCGAGCATACCACCCTCTGTTAGAAACCACATATCAATCATCTCTACTGCTTGTTTTTTACTACATTGTTCATTGTTAACTATAATATTAACCATCCAATTTGGATAACTCATCTCATTCTTCCCCTTTGTATATTTTAACCACTGCCTAGTCTTTGGTAAAATATTCGTGTATAATTTATATAACTCTTTTGGTTGTAAGTTATATTTTTGTAATTCATTTACTAATTCAATCCAATCTGTTTTCATGGATAAAAATCTATTGACCATATAATTAGACCAGGATTTCTTATCTTCTTTTGATATTTCATCCCAATAATTAGGGTTTTGAACCTTTGTTATTTGATTTATATGGTCAAACAGACTTTTTTTCTTAATTGGTTTCATGTTTATTTTACAATACCCAATATTCTTGATTGCTTCACAACCTTAACTTCAAATACATAAGGACTATCTTTTAAGTATTCAGTTATTCTTGCCTCTGCTACACTAACTGCATCACACTCAACCAAATAGTATTTTCTTACTCGTTTTTCTTTCACACCATTTTTTGTTTGTATTTCTTCAACAAACATGACTTGAACTTCGTAATACATTTTTACTCCTATTTTATTATTGCTAGTAATTCTATTAACATAGCCATAGCATTGATCTCTTTATCAACCACCTGACCATCTGATAACATATATCTTGCTACCACGAGTATACACTCAGCTACATGACCTTTACCATAACCATCTACCTCATCATATAGTAATCTAAATAAATCAGCATAGTCTGTAATCTTATTATCTAAAAGTAATTGTCTTATACTCTTGAATGCATCTTTTTTGTTCTGTGTTTCTAATATTTTTAACAACTTTAATTTATAATCATTTTGAATTATACTAGTTGTATCTAATTTAAGTTTACCCTTGAACACATTTCTTTGAGCTGAGTTTATAATTCTACGAATATCAGGATAACCACTATCGATTAATACTTTTAAATCATCCATCTCAGAAGTTATGTTTTCACTTAAAAGAATATTATGAATATGTTTTGCAACATCACCCTTTGATGGTGGAATAATCTGAAATGATTGACAACGACTTTGAATTGGATCAATAATTCTTTCTACAAAGTTACAGGTTAAGATGAACCTACAATGTTTACTGAATGTCTCCATTACATTACGAAGAGCCGCTTGAGCATTAGGAGAAATATAATCACACTCATCTAATATGATTATCTTCATATCCTTAAAACCTATGGTGGATGCAAAGTTTTTAATTTTAACTCTAACCCCATCAACACCAGTTTCATCTGAAGCATTTATGTACATGGAATCACACTCTATGTTTTTAACAAGTAACTTAGCCAATGTAGTTTTACCTGTACCAGCCTTCCCAAACAATAAAAGATGTGGTAAGTCACCACTTTCCAAGTAAGCTTCTACTTTACCTTTTAAATGTTCGTTTCCAATGTAAGTATCTAATGTTGTAGGGCGATACTTTTCTACCCATAATGTATGTTTATTTGTTTTCATTTGTTGTTAACCTATACCAATTTGGTTTTTGACTAATTCGTTCTTCTATTCTTTTTCTTACTATATTCTGATCTTCAACGGTTGGCATCCAATCATTATACAACCCATCGGGCCATTGATCTCTTTTAAAAACCCTTGCATCATCTGGCTTCATACCTCTATTGATCATCTCCTCACGTAATGCATCATATCTTTTTGATAAGTACTTACCCTTATCATAAAAAAACATAACATGACCTTTATTAAGTGTAAACTTATCAGGTATATTGTTTACATCCCAATTCGGAGACTTTAAACTTCTCTGTAGTGATGAACCCACCATGAATAACTCTCTGTACTCAGCTACTAGATGTTGATCTGTAAGTTCCGATGGATTGATTATGTTTATTCTGGTCATTTAGTATCCCAAAATTCATTGGCCTTGTCTCGTGTTTTCTTTTCGATTATTTTTGGTTTCAATCTCTTCTCAGAAATCTTCTCGTATTCTGGATTCAACTCAATACCAACCCAATCCTTATCTTGACTCATTGCCACTTGAGCAGTTGTTCCACTACCAAAGAAAGGATCGAGTACAACACCATCATTAGGACAACATGCATCTATAGGACTTTCTAATAAATCTGGTGGATATACTGCAAAGTGTGCATCTTTAAATGTAGCTGTATTGATATGCCATACTGTTCTTTTATTTCTTTTCAATGAATCAACTGTATCTTCTAATTGTTGTTTAAAATAATACTTGGGATTCTTTGTAAAGAAAAACATCTTTTCAAAATCAACTGTATATCTATCTTTAACAGATGCAGGTAAACAACTTGGCTTGTGCCATATTATTTCATTCCTTAATATCCATCCACGATTAGTCATCTCTATACTGAACCTACTTGGTATCTGCATTAATGATTTAGGTTTATAATCAGAACTATATTTTTTCTTATGCTTGAAATCATATCCATATTTAAATGTTTTGATACCTGTTTTACCACTCTTGTCCTGTTGATTCGGATTCCTACAGTAAGAATCACCAAGATTTACCCAACAACTACCAGCTGGTCTTAGAACTCTCTTGACCTCATCGAATACATCACATAGTTTATCAATAAACTCTTCTGGAGTTTCTTCTAAACCTAATTGATCATCCACTCCATAATCACGGAGGCCCCAATAAGGGGGGGATGTAATACACATATCTATTGATTCACTAGGAAATGTTTTTAAAACATCAAGACAATCACCAACATATACCTTGTTTGTCTTTAACTCAGTCATTGTTAATCCTGGTCTTGTACAGCCACCATGTAGTATGTAGCAGAGATATCATCTATTCTAAATACTATCTTAGATATACCCTCACTACTGATTTCCAAAGTAGCACTCTCACATTTTTTGTTAGCATTCAATACTTCCTTAAATATGGTTGCATTAAAAACTATATTCTCAATGTTACTAGCTTCAGTAGTTGAAACTGGAATTGTAACTCTATTTGTGTTTATAGCAGCATAACCAATTACAAGTTTAGTATTAGTACCATCTGTGATAACCGTAAAGGTTTCGGTTTCACTCAAAGCTCCCTTACCTGAAATAAACTTACTCATGATCTGTGGTGTCATGTCTATCTTCAATTCAAAGTTTTCTGGTAAACTTTTTACATTTGGTGGTACAGGAATTATTGATGTATCACTCAGCATGTAGTTTACAACAGAAGATGAATCCGTTACCTTTAATGACAAAGCTTTATCACCAGATTTATCAACAGATAAATTGATATCATCATCCAATACATTTAAAAGTTTTGAAAACTGATCTGTACTATAGATACCAACTTGAGCATCTTCAAAAGGCCATTTGTCCATTTCCAATTCACCCAACAAAGTTTTATCACCTGATATAAACCTCGCAGACAATTTGTTTGATTTACTACTTAGTATTACTGAATTAACAGTTCCATTCAAATAATATTTACTAATGAAATCTGTTAGTTTTTGTTTGTTCATTACAACTTTCTCCTATTTATAACCATATATACATATATATAGTAAGTTTATTTCTCAAAATCAAAAAAATCTTTCTATTGTTTTAGTAGCATCAGTTGGTTCACCCCAACAAAGTGCTTCATAAAACATCATTATCTTTTTATGTAAAGCTTGTTTATAAATCTTATCATGATTTATAAATTGTTTAATAAAATCAAGTATTTCCAGCGGATCCTCGTGACCTTTATAAGCAATTGTTTCCAATCCAATGGGATTGTTTTTCAGATAAACCCATTTAATCTTTTCACCACCGTGTATTTCACTATATCTTTTTGATACATTTAGATGTTTTAACATATCATTATAGAATATAGCACTCTTGACATGAACAGGTGTACCTAATTTATATGATCTGAATATACTACCATCTTTTACATAGTATTTTTTTATATTCTTAACACCTGTTGGTATAGCTATCTTGTCAAAGTTCATCAACTTCATGCTATTTCTAAAATTAATTATAAATTTATCCAATTGTTCTTTCGGTACATCCATTAAAATATCTTCTAATAGTTTACTCAACATCTCTCTCATAGCAGTTGGGAAACTTGACCTAACCGTATCCAATCCCTTTACCATCATCTTATTTACGGTCTTACCATTGTCATTTATAATCTTTAACCCATATCGTTTTTTAGTTACAAATAAACCACTCTTTGCAATGACCTCTTGTTTGATATCAAAACGATGTTTATCTAGATTACAAAACTTCTTACCGAAATAATCATAACTGTTATTAAGATATAATTGAACCTCATCTGCTATCTTTAAAATAGCCTTGGACATTTTTTCTTCATCGTTAATTTTTATAGTTGGAAATCTTTTTTGAACTATGGGTGTAGCAGAGTAAAAAACAGAATCCGTATCAATGTAAATACAATGATCCTTATCATCACCTAGTTCTTTATTATAAAAGTTATTAGCAATCTTCTTAGTGAATTTAATTAATGATTGACCTGTGTAGGTCACAGCTTCTGCATTATCCAAATCATAAAACCTAAACGATGGTAATCCTAATACACCATACAATGAATTTAAAAGAATTTTCTGTAGATGTTGTCTCCTATCAAAATAATCTGATTGTTCTCTGTCACCATCTTCATGAAACTTTTTAGATAACTTTCTATACTCAACTCGTTCATCAAACCATTTTCTTAGAAGAGCTGGTATTAATCCATCCTTATCTGTACGATACATTACACCATTTGTAGCCACACCTATGGATTTATTATTTAAATAATTTTTTAGTTCTGTCTCAGTAAACTTTCCCAATTCTTTATTGTCATTTGTTATTGAATATGTTTTCTTATGATCTTTTCTTAAAAACTTTTCTGGATTCCAACCCTCTAGTTTACCAATCTTTGTTTCTGGTGATATGTTTACTGACATAATACACGATGGATACATAGAGGTAATATCCAAATCAAATACCCAATTGTGTTTTCCCTTTTGTGGATTTTGAACATAAGCTCCAACGAATGAACCATCTGAATTACCATTAGACCTTTTGGGTTTATTTGGAGCTATAATACTATTTTTTCTTAAATATACTAAGATAGCTCCTTCTAAATACCTTGAACTCATAAACACATCTTCATACGGACAATGACCAAGATGAGCCAAACCTCTTGCAACCTCAATAAAATCTAACTTCTCATCTAATTTTTTAACTAACTTGACATCTTGTAAGTTATACTGTACAAACTTATCAATGTCGTTTTCATATAAATCATTTAGTGTTCCCTCATATTCAATCTTCTTCTCACCAACTTCAATACTTCCAATGTTATCTAATCTATAGGATGATTTTTCACTAAATGTAAACTTCTTATATAATTGTAAATAATCCAAAATACTAACACCAGCTATTTTATATTTACCTGTTCCAAAATCACTCCACTTTACGTTCATAATCGGAGATAGTAAATTAGCTACATTTGCACCAAGAACATTGCATGTTCTATTATATAGATATGGAACATCAAAAAACTCCACATTCCAACCTGTTAGTATCGTTGGTTTTATCTCCATATATTTTTTAAAGAATGCATTCAACAAATCGTATTCATCAATAAAAGCTTCTGTTATCTCATCTCCATTTATTAACTTTTTACTCTCATCTAATTTTAATTTATTGTGTTCATCTAAAACATAACAAAAATATTCATCTGTTCTAGGATCATTAAAACCAATAGCAGTTATTCTATTCTCTGCTTTCTTTACATCTGGAAATCCTAACGTAACCTCAACCTCGATATCAAATATCATTGTTCTATGATCCTTAGATACATCGTCTGAATCTGTGTAATTATCTACCAATACTCTTATTTCAGGATTGACATCTGATTCAAATAAATCTTTTTGATCCTTTTCCCAGCCTGTTATTCTTTTTAATCTATCTCCATATAAAGAGACATAAGTTCCAGCTTTACTTTTAGTGTATGCATATTTTTTATAACGAAATGTTTGATGACCAAACTTATCATCCCACACATGCATTTTATTTAATCTTCTATCGTAAAATATATTCTGATATATAACTGACTCCAATTCTTATAGGTTGTAAAATCCCTATTTTCGATACCTTAATATACGAAAAAAAAATGAACTTGTCAAGCTTTTTTTTTTGATAAAAAGGGGGATATATTTCAATCCCCCAAATTTTACCATCTTAGAAATTAACAGTTAGTCCTAAGTTGTAGTATCTTGGTGTTCCCAAGAATACTTCAGCATTATGAGCCAGGTGAAGTTTATCACCGTAGCCATT